TGTTTGTTGCACCAATTCAACCTTATTCTCATTCGCCACAGTCATTGCGGTGGAGGTAATAGTATCGAATCAGATTACATCATTTGCATCGTCAACATATCTTACGGTTACATCTTCAGTTGCTCATAGGTTATTTGATAGTCTTACTATATCAGTAGCAAGTACACCCTTCACAGTCCTTTCTCCAAAAAACATCATAGAAATCTGATTGATTGTTCATCCTGTACCTACTCCAGATGAGAGCGTACATGATAGATCAACAGTTGTACCGTTTACTACGGTCACTACTTTCCAGTATCCATTGTATTCACTTACGCTATTTCATGTCACTTTTACTAGATCGTTCACTGCTAGTCAGTGTGTTGCAGATACTACCCTCAAAAGTCAGTTTGTAGGAGTTGCACTCGTTACTGCTTTCGTCACAGCCTCTACCTTCTCATTTGCTATCAAGAAAGCGACATCGAACATTCATTGTCCTTTGACTTCGTTTTCCATCTTTACGATAGCGTTTGATTCTATTCAGAGTTTTGTGCTGTTTGGCACTATTCAGTACGTTCTTTGTACTATGATATTTGTCTTATCAGATGATGATTCACATCAACCTTTTTTGTTCTCCATAGTCACTGATTTGTATCCACATACTTGATCCATCAAGGTATGTTTGTATACTGATCCATCCAATAAAGATGAGATATCAGCAGACGTCAAGGATCCTAACAGCATATAAAATCGAGCCAAAGAGTTCTTTGAATCTACTTCAACATTTACTGATCATTCAATCTTGTTTGCTCATTTCGCCATGAATACGACGTTATTCAGCGTATTGAAACGACTCTCAGACTGGATGTTCTCAATGTTTTTACTCAATGAGTTCTCCATTTCTGGTATAAATTTATTAGGGATTCTTGGAGTACCGTTTGTGTTTTCTAATATCCAGGCGGTATAGACCGCTTTTGAAGAAACTGCTGACATGATTGTTTTTTGTAAATAGTTAAAAGTTATTTTTTAGCTCTTTTTACTTTGGTTGGTTCTTCTTCCACAATACTTTTTTCTTCAACCTTGTCAATTGAAATTTCTTCTATTTCAAATTGCCTTGACAACCTTTGTACCAAGTCTGGTGATATCATTGTCTTTCATTTTGCGGGTATTTTAATACCTAGCTCAGGGAGTGTCTTTTCCCAGTTGTCGTTGTTCACTATGAAGTACTTTGTTTGTGCCATTGGTATTTTTATAAAGGTTAAAATTGATTTCTTTGTATTTGTTTGTTGAATATCCTGATTATCATGTCCGCTCTGTATCATACGAATCATGCTCAGGATAGGTTCTGGTATTGCACGCTATCCATATAGAGATCATTTCACATTGTACATCAGTCAATCACTATACATCAAATATTTTGGAGTATTCATGCAATGCTGTATGGGTTATAGAAACAAGTTGTATCTGATTTTCCTTCCATGATCTTTTGTACCTGTTTTTTCACTTTTACTACTCACTGATCCTCCGCTCAGTAGAATTGCTTTGTTGCAATCACCACACTTATTTTTATTCTCCGAGTACTTTCGTAGTATTGGTTCATTTTAGACAAGGCAGAGTCCATTCCTTCTATAATTATTGCAGGCAGGTTTTGTTGTACGTAGTTCATCGGATCTCAGTCAAACACAGTTTCTATCAAACTCAAATCAGAGCCTTCAGGTGAGGCTTGTACTTTTGTTTCAAATAATCATTTCAAATAGGTTGTTAATACTGGTAGCATGGTTTTTTTATTTATGGTTAAGATTTGCGAGCGTTCCATATACCTATTTCGTCATTGAATTGTGTTTGAATAATTCTTACAACCTCAGCTTTGGTTCTAGGGTTGAACTCAAACATTGCTCTATGTTTTGATCCTTTTCCATCCTGGTGGTATATTGCATACTTGGCGTTCATGACCAACGCACAGCTATATCTATTTTTTATCTTGGTGATGTTATCTTGTAGGTTTCATGTCCAGCGTAGTATTCCTGGTCTATTTGGTGACTTCTTATAGTATCATGTTCTCCTTGCTCTGGCCTTTGATGTAGATACTGAGAGTGGAGCTCGTTTTGGGTTGATTACCAACTGTCATCACTCGACTTTCATGTTGTCGTTCTTCATCTCATCTATTTTATCAAGCACTCAATCTCGATAGTTTTCAAAGTTCAATCATTTTTTGATGAAGTCCTCGAATTGTCTCGAGAGATTTCATCATGATACAAGACTCATTTTTAGCATCAGAATCTTTTTATTTATAAAACTACCATCTATCACTTGTCCTAAAGTCTCTAGGTACACAGTTATTATCGAATGAACTTGATATACTTGATGGAGGGGTTTTGTTTGGTGATAATGGTAGGAGATCAAACTCGTCATTGTTTACATCTAATAGTCTAGTATTTCACTTTCTCAAATCATCTAGTATTGCCATTTGCTGGTCATACTTTTTTCAGGATCCATTATCCTCTTCTAGTCTTTGTGATCAGTATCATTCGTTCATGATATACGATGAAGCCAATAGAATCTGACAACCTCTCAATATTGCGAATGATAGACTCTTCATGAATCTCTCTTCAGTGAAAGACTTCAGGTCATATCTTCATGCAACATACGTCCAGACGTCTCAGCGAGCTTTCTCCCTATATGTCTCTATGTACTCGTCATCTATATCAGTATTTCAAGTTAGTCATGCAGACTTTCTTATTTCTTTTACAGTGGCTAGGTTATCTCATCCTTTGAATGTTTGGCTCATCTGATTTTCAGAAATAATAAAAAAGACCATATAATTTAGTTATTATATAGCCTTTTATTTTGGATATTCAAGATTATTTTGGTGCTTTCTTTTTCAAGGCATCAATTTCATCATCTTTAGCTTTCAATTCTTCAGTTGCATCAGTCAAATCATTTGTAAGCTCTTCAACCTGAGCTTTCAATTGTTTGATCTCAACATTTGCCTTGTCCAATTCAGTTGCAACAGCAACAGGATTGTTTTCAGCCAATGCTTTTGAAGAAACTAGAAATCAATCAGCCAAGAATCATTCATAACTTTCGTCGTCCACAGATATTTCTGTACCCTTTAGGAGTTCAGCTCATTTGGACCGAACGTTAGTATTCAAGAACATAGATTTTCTTTCATTTTTAGACATCTTACATGTTTTTTATATAATAAAATAGGGTACACCCCAAAGGATGCACCCCCTTAGAATTTAGCTAATTACAGTAGTGATCAATCTAGCACATTTCTGATCGATGATGTGCATATCGTATTCATCCTGTACAATTACCAATGAGTCCAATGAGTTTTTCAATTGCTCAGTCAATGGATAAGCGGCAGATAATACTCTTTGTGATCCTCTTCTTGTGAAAGTTTTTCCGAATCATTTTGAGTAAAGTCCTGGTGCTTCATTGTAACACATGAACACTTTCTTTTCTACCAAGTATGATAGAGTTCCTTCAAGATCACCAGCTCCATCCCATTTCTGAGCTTCAGATATAGTTATTTGGGTTCAGAGAGCGTTCTTTAGGTTTTCAGTCAATGATGGTATAGTTGGAGTAGTAGTATACTTGAATCTATCAATCACTTTCGTGTTGTTAGTGATAGCAACCATTACATCCAAAGACAATACTATTTCTGTAGGCCAGCTTCAACATTTGTCTTTCAATAGTTTTGCTTGTGCATACAAAGTTGATATTGGATCTGAATTTGATACTCCAGAAGTCATACTATCGAATCTATCAGTTCCTGACAACGCAACATTATTTGTGATAACGTTCGAATCAAAAATTTGTGATAGACATGCGTATTCTTTTGCCAAATCGTATGAACCTTTCAAGATGAACATTTTGTCTCTTTGTGCATCGATTGGAGCGTCAGCATTTTCGATATCTGTTTTGTAGATATCAGTATACAATGCATGTTCTTCAAGAACCCGTTCATCATCCAATCTTACTCAAAATTCGATCTTGTTTGCTCAACCTTTCCAACCTTTTCTTGTTGTATAGATTGCCATTGCTTGCATTCAAAGATTTGCGATTTTACCCTTTGCCTTTTTCACAGCAACGATTGGGAAAATCTTTGTCCATACATACTTGCTATCATCATTTTTGTAAGCCAATAACATTGACTGCAAAAGCTCTGGTATGTAGGCATCTTGGAAGTCACCAGCAGTAAATAAGTTCGTTCCCTCAGGAAGGGAGAATTGTTTTGCTAACATTATGATTTTTTAATAAAGATATAAAAAAGTTTTCAGGTCGATTATGGAGTTGGTACTAATATAACTGCAGGAAATTTTCTGAATTCTACATAATCACCAGCCACTCATGTAGCCAATGCCGTTGCAACTTGGTATGATCCAGCCGCAGTTCATACTATGAACCCGCTTGCTCAATCTGTTTTAACATAATCACCCAAAGTCACTCATCCTGTACCTACCAAAC